CGGGGTCGACGGTGAGAGAATACCAAGGTTGCCCGCTGATGACTCGCGCGTCCTTGCGGGCATCCGGCATCGTTACCTGCCCACCACGCATGATGCGCATCCCTCCCGGCCCATAAATCGTTATCTCTCTGGCCACAGCACACACTCCTCTCTCTTGGCGTTACCCGGCGACCGGCGTGGGCGCGGGCTGTTCTTTCGGCTGATCTCCGGCAGGCGGCGTGCTCGCGGGGCTCCCACCACCCTCAACAGCAGCAGCGGCCTCCCCTTCCGCCGCCATCACGGCCTGAACCGCGAGCCATGCGTCATGCGCGTTGACCAGATCATCCACATTCGGCACTTCATAGAGCTCAAGCCACTGCCTCAGAAAGCCCGGGCCCACCTGTAGGAGAATCTTGTCGCCTTCGAGCTTCTTGCGTTCCTTGTCGTAGGGCATCGTCGTGGTGACATCGAGCTTCAGGTCGAAGCGGGCGTCCATCATCCCATCGGTCACAGCCACCCGCTGCGGGGGCCTGCCGGGCTCGGCGTTCGGGTCGGGCATCAACCCGGTCAACGCCAACACCTGTGGCCGTTTCTTCTCGCCGACGATGCGCACCATGTCGCCGACGTTCCAATGATATTTGCAGGTGATGAACGTGAGCTCCATCATGTCGATGATGAAACTGTCGATGATCGTGCCTTGCAGCGCCGTTCTCAGGCGCGTGGCCGACTCCATGCGGATGACTTCGCCGAGTGTCGCGCCGCCGCCGCCCGTTGGGCGACCATGCCCCACGTCCTGCAAGCCGGTAAGGTCTTTGATGCTCTGGCCCATGGACTCGTAGAACTCGCCGAGCGCCGGGCCCATGGTCGGCGGGTCGAATATCTTGAAGCGGTTCAGGCCGTTGCGCGCAAACTTGATGATGGAGCCTGCGGCGCTCCTGATCTTCGATGCCACCCCCCGGTTGTCCGAGCTCTCCTGCAACGCGCCCATTTCGACACCACACCGCGGCATGCTGAACTGCTTGACGTAGTTCGCCATCTGCATCGCGGCAATGTTGCGATAGTCCTGCGCGCCCTTGGGCATTTCGACAGCGTTCAGCCCGTGCCAAGTGTGCGGCAGGCGAATGTTGACGCCATACGCAAACGGCCAGCGCTTCAAGTGCCATGCCTGATCGGAGATAATCGTGTCCCGGCCCACGCGCAAGACGTGACGGCCAAAGGGGTAAAGCGGTTGGCGCCGTTCGGGCAGGTCTCGTTGCGGCCAGTCGTCTTTGCTGATGAGCTTCCCGGTGGTCGTGTCCTGCCAGCCCTCGGACACCTTCTTGATCTTGCCCTCGGCTTCGAGCTCGGCGGGTGGCACGTCTTCCTTGTCGCGGATGGTCTCGCGCTCGTTATCGTTGAACCAAATCTCAAGCAACGTCACCATCGACTTTACGGATTCCCCGTCATGGACGGTCTCGGCAGGTGCGTCACGCCCCGCAAGCAGGCGGGCCAAGCGCCCTTCCGACGCGCCCTTAACGCCGCCACCGCGCTCACCGGCAACCTCATCCCCGTCGAGGGTTACGCTGTCCTCGGCGGTGGGCGCCGCCTCTCCCCCACCCATGTAGGAGTAGTAGTCGCGCTCCGCGGCCTCGTCCTGCGCTGCCTTGCGGAAGTCTGCCTCATATTCGGGCCAGCGATTGACGGCCCACTCGATGCTCACCTGCCTGAGCGTGAAGAGATACTGCGCGTCGTTGATGTCGTTGGTTTCCCACGTCGGGTCAACGCCGAAGTCCTCATGCCGAATCAGCTTGCGCCGTATGCGGCCCTTCCACTTCTGCGCTTCGGCGTCCCACTCGGCTTCCGGCTCATACCACACCTTCACAACCCAATGACCGGTGCGCTTGCCGTCCGTGACGGCGCGCTGTAGCAGCTCAGGCACCTTCATGTTCTTGTCATACTGCCACTGAAGCGCCCCACGCCACAGGTCGGCGCCCTCCTCGTCACTGTCCTCCCACGGCTCGGGCTGTATCGCCGTGCGCCTCATGGTGAGGATGGAGAGCTCCTGCATGACGGCGGGGAATATCTCGTTGACCTGAATGCGGTCCCAGCCCTTGTCGCGCTTCTTACCGGCGAGCTGGTTGTTGAACAGGTAGTCGTCGCCGTCAGCGTAGTAGCCTGCCCACCGTGAAGCATGGGCGCCACTCGCGTTGACCCACCCATTGAGCTTCTTGTTGAGCGTGTCAAGCGCCTCGGCGACCTTCGGCTTCTCGCGTTTGCCTTCGGGGGCTGATTCCGGCATACCTACTCCTCAGTATCGTCGGCGAAGTCTTGCTCGATTGCCACGTCCTTGCGCCCGGTCAGCAGCGGTCCCTCACCCCCTCGGCATCGGTAGACGATGACGGCCCCGAGCACGACGCCCGCAACCACCAGCACGCCGCCGATAAACATCCCGAGAATCATCATCCGGGCCCACCTCTCTTGTTCTGGTCGAACACGTCGCCGATCTCATCGTCAAGCTGGTGTTCGAGGTCATCGCTGCCCACGTTCTCAAGGTCGCGCATGCCGCCGTCCTCACCCATCTCCTGCAACAGCTCGTGATCGGTGGGCGGCGCCTTGCCGCCGAAGGCCATCAGTTCGAACATATCCGGGTGCCAGATCTCAGCGCCGCCGTGCTCTTCGAGCGCCTTAGCCACGAACTTCACGCTATCGGCATCGAGCGCAACGCACATAACGTGCTTGTCCCGTTGGCGCACCATGCAGAACACGTCGCCGTCCGCGTTCTCCGCTGCCAGCTTCTCACAGAACACCCTCACGGGCATGAGTCCAATCGCTATCTTTGCCACGGTGAAGTCCTTTCCTCTTGGCACTCACAGCATGGAACGTCTGCGACAACCGGGCGCCCGATGACAAAGATGACTGCGCCGGCGTTGATGACGGCTACTTCCTGCCTTTCTTCTTCGCGGCTTTCGTGGGTTTTGATTTCGGTTTCTCCTCGGGCTCATCGTTCTGGTCGTCCTCCACGGGCACCTTCTTCCCCGTGCCCGCCGTGCCCTGCGTGATGCGCCGGGCCTTGCGCTGCTTCAGCGCGGTCAACACGCCCTTGCAATGGCGCGCGGCCTCGAAGTTCTCGTCACAGGGATACGGGCCTGCCTGAAACGCATCGAGCCGGTCCACGACGACCGCCAAGAGCACCTCGTTGGTCAGCCCGTTGAACCCCACCTCCTTCGTCGGCCCCCGCTGGAAGTCGAGCACCGTGGGCTCGGTCTTGCCGCCTGTCACCTGGAGGACGTAAACGCTGTCAGCGCCACCGACGTCCGCGTCTTTGAGAACGTGGCACGTCACGTCGCGCGGCCATCCCTCGATCTCGTGTGTGTCCAGCTTGCGAAAGAGATCGGGCTTGCGCCTCAGTAGCTCTGTGAACCCTCGGTCTCGTGCGCTCATCGGCCTCTCCTATCCAGCGAATTCGTCCGTGTCCTCTTCCGGGTCAATCCCGTAATCAACGCTCCCCGCGTAGCTCAAGGCGGCTTCCGTGCGCACCGCGCGGTTCGACCTGATACGCGGGCCTACCGAGCGCCTCGTGCGCGGGGTGCGAATGTGTATCTGCAACGCAATCATGGCCGCAAACAGCTCGTCGTCGTTCGCCCCCACCCGGTGCTGACGCTTGCCCATCTTGTCGTAGACGAACTGCTCCTCTTCCCACACGAGGTTGGGGCTGCGGATGACCATTTTGCTGTCAAACTTGCTGATCGGGTCCGGTCGGCACCATGCACGCCAGTCGTCAATCATGTTCTCCCGGTTCTGCGGCGTCGTGCGCCATCCCACATACGGGCTCTCCTTGACGTCCACTGAATCGTCGCTGCCCTCTCGCTGATAGACCCGGCTGTAGTTGTGCCTCTTGAACACGAGTATCGCGGCCATGCCCGCCGAGTTGGCTTCGGGCGAGGCCCACGCGAAGTTGTAGAAGCATGCGGCCTTCAGCAGTTCCTCTCCAAAGAGGTCGGGGTCGGGCCGTCCGTGATACCCTGCGTCCTGTTGGAGCGTCACCCGGTTGAGGATGAAGCCCGCTGAATAGTCCTGTTCGCTGCGCTCGTCGTCCTTGTCACTGAGCTTGCCCTCCATGACGTCGCCGCCCACCGTGTAGTCATGGTTGGCCCGGGGGAACTCCCACACCTCCCAGTAACGGTCCCGGTAGTCGCCGACGTCCACGCGCACGCCGCAGTCTTGGTCCGCGTCCCACTCGAAGCGCACCCGGCTACCCACGCGGAACGTGCTTCGGTGATACTGGGTGATGGCATCGCTTAGCGCGCGGCGCCCACTCATGCGGAAGGCTTCGTCCGGCGTCCATGGATACTCCTGCTTGAAGGTATCAATGTCGCCGCCGCACAGGTCTTCAATCGCATACCGCCGCCACTTGACTTGCTCGGGCGTCACGCCCTTGGCGAACAGCGCGATCTCATCGTCGTCGATGGGCTCGATCTCCTCACCGCGCGACAGGGGCAACGCATACTCGCCCGGGTTCGACGTCCACGGGAAGAACACCGGCTGGTATCCCTCGATGCTGCCTGTCCGGCGCAACCGCTTCTCGGCGTTGTGCCATCGGTCGTAGTATTGCCCACCGACACCGTTGGCCGTGCTCTCAATCACGACGATGGTGCCCGGCAGATACTTGACCGCCTGCATGACTGAGGCACACGTCTGGTCGGCGTGCGTCCAGAAGGCCATTTCGCTCGGGTGCAAGAGCTGAATCGTGTAGGCTCGGCCCAACCGGGTCTTGCCCGCGGTCTGCACCACGAACTTGCTGTGATGCGGCCGCTTGAAGATCAGCTCCTTCCGGCTACTGGCCCGCGTCGGTCGGCGTAGGGTCGGGTCGAGCTCGTCCTCGAACAACACGTTCTTGTCAAAGAGCTGTTGAGAAGCATCATCATCATGCGCACACACGAAAGCCGTCTGATGCGGGAAGTTGTGGACTATCGCAAAGAACAGGCCCTCAACAAACGTGCTGATGCCGAGCTGCCGGGCCTTCAGCACGATGATGCGAATGGGCACGCCCTCGTAATACTGCCTCAGCATCACATCCCACAGGTGCCACTGATGCCAGTTCAGCTTGAACTTGATGAGGGTGCCTGCCTTCGTGATGATAAGCAGGTTCTCTTCCATCCACTTCGGGATGTCCTCGAAGCGAATCCAACCGTTCTGCCAAGCTCGTTGGGCTGCCTGCACCATGCGCTCACCCTCCAGCGATTGGGGCGAGCCCGTGAATCTTCCTTATCCATGCGCGGGTCTTGGCCGTGATGGGATGGGAGGATGCTGGCACCTTCGTCATCGCATCGCCGATGCAGTCGTCATACCGCTTGACCCATTCCTCCTCGGGCGGGGGGGCGCCCTCACCGTCCCCCTTAAGCACGGGGGCCTCTCCCTCCTGCCGCTGATGTCTGCGCCACATCATCGCATCGTCGATAAGTTGCCGCCCATCGTCCTTCGGCCACAGCCAATAGTGAGCGCCGAATATCTGGATGCCATGCCCATGCCAAGCCACGCGCGTGAAGTGACAGAGCTGTGCCCGGTGGTTCAGGTAAGCCCACAGGAAGCCGAGAACGAAACAGATGCCGCCTACGATTGTGGCCAACATTATGCCTCTCCCCCCTCAGCGTTCTCCAGCATCGTGCAACGAGCTCCCCCGGGAAGCACCCGGTCCACCAACGCGGGCAAGCCCGCAATATCACCCAAGCCGCTTGCCGCCTCCATCTGCTCAGCGCCGTAGACCTCTTGCGTCAACGTCGTGCGGCGTGAAGGGACGGGCTCCGCATTGCCAAGGGGCTCCCTTGACTCGGGGGGCTGCCCTTCCGGGTTGCAGAACCCCCTCTCGCGGAGCCACGTTCCGACGTGCATCATCTGTGCCAAGTCCTTCGTGGCCTTGTAGCGAGTGGGTGTGTCGGTCTCATCAAACGCCTGCCTGCACAGCTCTTCGAGGATGCGCTCTTGGCTCAGGCCGATCTTGCACAGTGCCCTGTTGACGATCTTCACGATGCGCGGGTCTTTGGCCAGTAGGCACCCATGCCCCGCGCTGAACCCCGCCGCCCGCGCGGCTTCTGAGGCGTTGAACCGGGCCTCACCGATCAGCATTTCGGCGAAGTATCGCAGTCGTGGTGTGAGCTTACCTGCCATCGAGCGTTCCTACCTCTTCTTCTTCGGGCATGACTGTCCTGCCGCCTGGCGCTTGCCCGCACCCCCGGATGTCTTCCGCTGGGCACTGTTCTTGTTCGGTCCTGTGCCATCACGTTTGCCTGCGGTCTCTCGTCCCATTGCGCGCCATCCTCCTGTTATTGTGTGCCCGCTACGCCATCGGCGATGACTGCCGCGGGACTATATCCTCTCTGAGAAACACCATGAACGCCCCAAGGCTCAGGCCCTCGGCCAGCTCCACACGGAAGCGGATGCCCGTGAGGCCCGTCCAGATCGGCGCCGGGCGGTGCATGTTGTCGGTCATCACGAGGTCAGTCCAGTTAGCGCCCTCATCGGTCGAGTATCCCAGCGTCAAGGGCGTCTGCCCGGTCCAAGTGATGAACTCCACCACCTGCCCGATAGCCAGATCGGCTGTGGTCGCGTGCGTTGCGCCCACGGTCATGGCGTAGGGGCCTCCGAGCCCGGGGATGACCACGGGGTAGGTGTATGCCGTGGTGTCGACTTCCGCATCATCCCACGTTGCCACCGTGTTATCCGACTCTATC